TTTCTTAGCATGGCTGGAAATGAGTTTATTAGAGAAAGAGTGGGTAAATACGGAGCTACTCAAGGTATAAGAGATGATTTAGGTAAGTATGTTAGAACCTACGTTTTTGGTAACAATGAAGACTTACCTAACTTATCTTTTGGGCAGCCACCATTTCCTCCAGATTTCCCTCAACAAGAATTTGCAGTAAACACTTATCCTGTAAACACTCAGTATTCTTTTGACCAGGGACTTGCGACTGGTGTAGCTACGCCCACGCCTTTAAATAGTTTTGATTTTGGAGGCCATTGGAGTAGAGTGGGGTGTAATTTAGATTTGTTACCCAAAAAGGTAGGTTACGTTTTAGGAATTAAATTAATTACTAGAGAGTATATTAATAACGAAACTTTAGAAAATAGTCCATTAGGATTTCCTGATAATGAAGCTTACCCTAATGATATACAAAAACATTATAATGTAAAAATAATAAGCTTAGATGACGCTCAAGCTATAGGTAATGACCCTTTTAATAGGCCAGAGCATGATTATTATAGAGCTGTTAGGGTATCTAATGTTTATTATATTTTACCAGATAATTTTTGGTTTACAGAAACAACAGAGGGGTTAACTGTTTCTGAACAAGATAAAATAATTTTTGATGTAGTTATAGATGAATTTGATGTAGTAAGTATGATGGGGGAAGATGATGGTGGTGTAGAACATATGTATTTACCATATCATGCTAAAGAAGAAATTTGTCAAATAGCTGCTAGAAAAATATTAGGAACAACTGCTGACGAAAGATATTCGGTAGGAACTAGTGAGATACAGCAGTTAGATAATAAATAATTTTTGCTCCCTGCTTTGTGATAAAGGGTTAGTGTTCGCCCTGCCCTTTATCTTTTAGTAGTAAAACTATAAAAAATGACATTAAACGAAATAGCATATAATATTAAAAATATAGTAGAAGGGGGTATACATGGTACAGATTCTAATATATCTATACGTCAAATAAAAGCTATGGTGCATTATCATAGAGCTCAGTTGTTATTACAATACACTGACATGGGTAGGTATTTATCTAAATCTTTACAACAAACTATTTCTAGTCCAGCTGTTGGTTTTTTTGAAATGCCTTCTTTTGTAGGATTTCCAAATAATAGAGGTATAATAGAAGTTATATTAAGAGATAGCGCTTTAATACCATCTGAACAACAAATTAATATACCTTTAGTAAATGAATCTGAAAGAAGCTATCATGAGGCTTCAAGATTTGGTATGGTAGATAAATATTATGCTACATTAAGTTATAATGCAGCAGCTGTTCCAACAGGAGCTCTTAGTGGGACAGAAAACATGATACATATATATAATGATGGTGAATTATTTATAGATGATGATTGGACGGTTTATGTAACCTTTATAGCATCTAACCCATCAAGTGTGCGTGGATTTAGTGATGCAACTTCTAACTACCCGTTACCTGATGAGTTGATACCCACATTAACAGAAATAATTCTTAAAAAAGAATTTAACATGATGCTTGCAGTAGGTAATGACCCAACTAATAATAGTATAGACGATAAAATACCTGGACCTTATCACTCTGTATTAGCATCTAAAGTTGCAGCGCAACCAAAAGCAAAGGCAAAAAGTAGAGCAAAAAGAACTAGATAATGAATTTAAGAAACTTTAAAGACAAGTATGTTTTCTTAAGAGATATATATGAAAACATAAAAAAAGAAATAAAAGTAAAGGGAACAACAAAATATAGACAACTTTCTTACAAAGAGTTTAGAGGCATTGTAAGTGAGTTTTTTGACATATTGATAGAAGAAGTTGCTAGAAATAGAAATAAAGCTAGATTACCTAATAGATTTGGTACTGTTTATATTAAAAAATGTAAAAACAAAAGACCTTTTCATGTTAGACTAGATATAGCTGAAAGCGAAAAACGAGGTGAGATAGTTAAATATAAAGTTCCTATACTTTATGATTACTATAACAAATTGGTTTGGTTAAGGCCTAGTAAATTTAAAAAATGTAAAATACTTCCTCTATCTAGATTTAAAAATATTATTAAAGAAGTAAAAGAATATTAATATGAATGGACAAGCTGGAAAACGTGTTAGTGTAAAAAGGGTTGTAGCAAACGTAATAAGAAATATGGATGTTACTGATTCTGCTAGAATGTTTCATTCTTTTGCAGAATGGGCTTTTGAGGCAGAAAGAAAAATAGGTAGTTACAAAACTTTTGTAAAAAAAACAGCTACACTAACAGTGGCTAATAAACAAGCTGCTTTGCCCAGTGATTTTTTAAGCTTAATAGATGTTAAAAGGTCAGGAGACCCTACTTCTGCAAATTACTTAGAGCAAACATCTGCTACATTTCCATCTGATGTAGATAAAACTCATACATTTTATTTTACTGAAGATACAATAAACTTATCAATGGGAGACATAAGTTCTATTGATATAGCTTATTATGCCATAGATACTGATGATGAAGGTTATCCTACTATAGCAGCAAATCATGAAGACGCTGTATCTGCTTATTTAATGTGGAAATATAAAGCTAGAGATTATTATAATGGAAAACTAAATAGAGCAATATATTTAGATATGGAAAGAAATTGGTCAAAATTATGCGCACAAGCTAGAGGTAACGATAATATGCCTAGTCCTATAGAAATGAAAAAAGCAGCTTCTATATGGAATACTCTTGTACCTATAAAAAGTTCTAACGGATTACTTAATGTATAATGGCAAAACCAGGAAAACCAAATAGTTTTTTTAAAGGCATGAACTCTGATGCCGAGGAGTCTCTTCAACCTAAGCAAACTTATAGATATGCTAAAAACGCAAGATTAACAAGTTTTGATGGAGATAATGTTAGTATACAACCCTACCCTAGTGATAAAAAAGCTATAGATTTTACTAGCATGTTGACTTACCAAACAAATGTGCCAGCTTTATCTTACGTGGGTTCATGGGGTTATGGTAGTCAAACATTTACTTTTCCTGGTGGTTCGCCAGGAAGTATATTAGATGGTGTAACAATGGAGCCTACTATAGCTAATGGTAATTACATGAATTCTGATGGATATTTAGATGCTGTTGTAATTTTAGTTACACAATCAGGACAGTCGTACACACAAACTATATCTTTAGATGAAGAAATATTAGATGATTATTTAGATATAGATTTAGCTATAGCAACTGCTATAAACTCAAACCCAGATATACCTATTACAATTTTTGTGGTACATCAATCTGATGATGAGGGTTATGAATTTGCAACTGAAACAGATTTGGTAACTTGGAGTTTTGTTAATAATCAAAATGAAGATGATTATGTTACTAATTTTTCCGTTGTATTTACAGGAACGGTAGAATATGTTTATCCAATAGAACAAGTAGTTGAGCAGGCGGCTGATGTTTATATAGAAGAATTACAAGAACAATATGCTTATTTAAATTTTCCAGATGAAGTTTGGGATTCTTTTTATAGTTTAATTTATCAAAATGCTTTAACTTGGGCTAACGAGCAAGTGGGTATAAGTGATATAAATAATGTTGCTGGCCTTGATATAACGCCTGAATTGTTTATAGAGCAGTTAAACCCTTTGCTAGTAGATATGATAGGTGGGTCTTATTATAATCAATTACAACAAGAAGGTTTTACTTTAGAAAACTGGGGTCCACAAATTTTAGGTCAGTATCCTTTTTCTGATTACATGGTTTTGTTAATGCATTGGCCAGCTATGGGGGTAATTGCAGGAACGCCTGATTTGGTGGTTAAAGTTAGGCAACAAGCTGATGGAGATTTGTTTGGAACAGGAGCTTTAATAGGAGACCCTGCTTTACAAGAATTATATGAAGGCTTTGATAATGTTAACGAAAATGATTATTTAGTTTTTTATATGGGTAATTTAGGTTTTAAACCTTTTAAAAAACTAAAAGTAGTAGGTTCAGAAGAGGGTACTATAACAAGAAGAATATATTTTACGGACACAGAATTCCCTTTAAGAAGTATGAATGTAGGGGCAGAGTCAAGTATATACACACCTTGGCAAAACAATCCTGAGTATTTTAATTTATTTACACCAGCTGTATTTAGCGTTCCTAGAGTTACAGGTTTTAAAGATGGTGGTAGTTTAGACTCAGTGTCTTATTCATATTGTTTTAGATATAAAACTATAGATGGTAGGGTTTCTCAAATATCACCATTATCAAACCCTGCTAGCTTACCTAAAACTTCTAAATCAACTTTAAGTTATATGACACAAGGAGCTGAGGTTGGCACATCATCAGGTAAATCTATAAAAGGAGAAATAACAAGATTAGATACTAGATTTAGTAAAGTTCAATTAATAGCAGTTCCTTATATAGATAATGTTCCTGCTGGCGCGCCTGTAGTATTTAATGAATATACTATACCCGATGTTATTGATGGTAACAACACTATTAATTTTACACATACAGGATTAGAAACCCCTATAGATGAAATAACTATAATAGAGTTTAATATAAATCAAATTAATTGGGACACCTGTAAAGCTTTAGAAACTAAAGATAATAGATTGTTTTGTGGAAACTTAAGTAACAAGACTGTTAAAATAGATACAGATTTTACAGTATATTCTTATAGCTATAAAAACATTCGTCATGAAACGCCACAAAATCCTAATTTATATCATGACTTAATGTATTCAAGAGGGGGTTTAGAATTTAATACTGTATTTAATCAAGCTTCTACGACTTTAGTAAACGCAGAATTTTATGAAGGTAATAGCACTACGTATGCTACTGATAAACCAAATTATAATAATGGAGATGGTCATTATAAATACATAAAAGGGCCAAATAGTGTAAGCCCAGAAGGAATACCTGGTGCTGCATATTATTATGGAGCCATTTATGCAACTGGACCTAATACGCCTAATAATACGGCTAGAGGAATTTTTGGAGCACAAAGTCTTGGTTTTGATACACCTAATGAAGATGGTGAATTAGAAGGTGTAAGGGTAACTTTTAGAATGTTAGAAAAAAATAGAGCAGTTCAGTTAGACAGAAAAGGAGTTTTATCTAATTCTACAATAAATGTAAATAAAAGCACAACTCCTTTTAATGACTTATCATTACAATCTGATGCAAATAATTTTTATAAAAACTATTCTAATCCTATATATAATTCTAATTTTGTAGGATATAGAAGAGGTGAGATTTATAGGTTTGGTATATTATTTTATGATAAAAAAGGTTCTCCGTTGTTTGTAAAAAAAATAGGAGATATAAGAATGCCAGAGCATAGCACGGAATATATAGTTCCTAAATACAATGAAGATGGTAATGTTATAGGTTTTTATCAACCTAGTCCTTATTATTATCAAACATCTAGAGACAAAAAAGACCATGGCTTTAAACAATCTGGAGACAATCAATATGTAAACATTGATAATGGAGCTGGGCATGTAGCTAATGTTTTATTTCCTTATTTTGAAGTAAAAATATCATCTAAAACAGCAAAAATTATAAGTGGTTATTCTATAGTAAGGGTTCCAAGAGAAGATAATTTTAAAACTATAGTAACATCAGGTGTTTTAACAAGGGCAGAATATTTAGCAGAAGATTTATATAGTGAAAATACAGAGCTTGTTAACAATAAAGACAGTTTATTAAATTCTTCATTTCCTTTATGGACACCTATTATACAGACAGCTGGAGGTGCGTCAGTAGTAGGTGGTTGGTCAAGTGAGCCAGAAGAAACAAGATACTATGGATATGATGAAAACTCTTCAAATATCTATGCTATGGAATCTCCAGACGCATTATTAAATGATTCATTTTTTTACGAACACAGCTCAGCTGACAGAATAAAGCTTATAGAGTCAGCTTATTGTATGAAACAAAATATAGTACATAAAAACTCTGATGGCACATTTAATGAAAGTGGATTTGGTTCGTTATGTTTAGATTTATCAGACCAAAAATATAATACAAGTTCTGATGAAGACCAAGGCTATAATTTTAGTGACTTACCACAAAATTCACAAAATGCCACTATATTGGCTAATGGCTCTATGAATCAATTTGCAACTTTAATAACTGGTGATTTATTATCAGGGGGCTCTATAGATGTGTTTGGTGACGAAATAGAGGCGGGACAATGGGAGTTTAAACTTAGTGCCTCTGTTAATTTTTGGGATGGTGATACCATAATTCAGCTCAATGATACAGACGCAGATACTTCTTTAGAGGCAAGCCAGGCAGCATATTATGAAGAGGTACATGGACAAGATTCTAATTTAACATTCGCATTAGATGGAAGTATTATAAATTTAGGTTACTATTCTAAGTATTATACTAAAAGAATATCTTGTTATCCTCAATATAGCTTATGTTCTACAAATTTTGCCAACTCATCACTAACACAATATGATACTTATTTTAGTGGGGACGCAGAAGAAAATTTTACACAAGGTTTACCTTTTAAAAATTTACAATCAGCTGACATGAACACATCTCCTAGTGCAAGTTGGGTAGATGGTTCTCAGCTTTCTGAAACTTTTCCAGAATCTTATATAACTTTTGCTAAAGTGGTTACTGCAGGAGAGGAAATATATAACGACCAAACTAATGCTCCTAAAAACTTTCTTAATTTAAATGTTTTTCATGAATTAGATATTCCAGATTATCGTTGGGTAAAATCTATAGGTCAAGGGGGTGTTGGAAATAACAGTTATTTAGATACTTTAAAACTCTCTCAAAGTTCAAAAAGAATTATAATGTCTCTTGATAAAGCGGGTCAGCTACCAATAACAAGGCAACAAATTTGGAGTCAAAATGGAGCAGAATATGTAGTAGGGGGTTTGGGTAATAAAGATAAAGGCAAGTCTACGTATAGTCCTGAGTTAACAATAGCACAAATACATAGAAGATTGGACGCTGATGGAATGTATGGTGGTAACTCAGAAGGGGCTTTTTCTAGAAACAGATTTCAAGCTGTTGGTCATTACACTCCAGTAGGAGACCCTGTTAATCAAGTATTTGGTATAGCTCAACAAGACACAGGGGATAATGGAAATGAAGTTTTTGGGGGAGATACCTTTATAGGTTATTTTGAGCATAAGAAAAATTTTAAAACTGCTGAAGGTAATAGAGTAGTATGTTTGGCTACACAAGTTCCTTTAGAGTCAGATGTTAACTTGGATTTAAGGCATGGTTTGTTTTTTAATAGTAGCAATGCTAAAATACCTAGGTTTATAGAAGATGATTACAGGTATAATGAAAGTTATAATGCGGAACAAAGTATATTAAATTTTTTAATTAGACCACCTGAATTAAGGGAAGTATATAATTGGCCTTCTACAGTGGCTTGGTCAGACCAAAAATTAACAGGAGAATTTCAAGATTCATATTCAGTTTTTCCTATAAATCAATTTAGAGACTTAGATTATGTAAAAGGACCTATAACACAAATGTTTCTTTTAAAAGATAATTTATTTGCTTTACAAAATTCAGGTGTAGCTTCATTAAGTGTAAATCCTAGAGTTTTAATAAAAACAGAAGACGGTCAAGATATACAAGCTGCTACAGGTACAGGTTCTGCTTTAGAAAGATATGATTATGTAAGTCAACAGTTTGGAAGTCAACATTTTTTTGGAAGAGCAGAAAGTGATAATGCTGTTTATTTTTATGATGATTCTAATTCTAAATTTTTATCATTAAGCACAAAAGGAAAACAAGGTGGAGGTTTTTCTGTTAACTCATTAGGTGACTCAGCGGGAATGCAATCATACTTTGATAAGTTTAAAAATTTAATTATTAATGATAACCCTTTAACTATAGAAGTGTTTAATGTAGAGCCTAGTAATGATTACAATCAAGCATTTGAAGAAATGTATGATTATATATCAGACCAAAAAGGGGGTATATCTATTGGTCATGACCCAGAATATAATGAAATTTTATTAACATTAAAAGCAGAAGGTAGGCCACCTGAAACAATAGTGTTCAGTGAGTTATTAGGAACATTTACTTCTTTTGTTTCTAAAAGAGCTGCAGATTATTTTAAATTTAAAGGAAGGTTGTATTCTACATATAATACTGCAGACAATCCTTTATCGGCAATATATTTAGCCAATGGATATCAAAATGAATATGAAAACTATGATAATTTTGATGGTTCTTCAGTACAAAGATATTTAAATTTTGGTGGTATAGATTATTATATATGGGATTATAACAATATAACAAATAGTGAGTTTGTTTATCCAGAAGATTCTAATCAAATAGTGGAATCTGAAATATATAAAGAACCATTTGAATTAGAAATTGTTTTCAATGACGAGCCTTTTCAAAGTAAATTATTTGACAAAATTCAAATGATGATGAACTCTGATACTAATGAGGGATACAAGTATAATTATTTTCGTAAATTTGTATTCAAAGGAGCAGGAAATGAAAAAGAAATTGTAGAATTTGATAGAGGTGATGACTCTCCTCTTTATTCTGCATCTAACAATTTATCATCAGTAAATGCTGATGGTAGAAAAACATGGTATAGTGTAAAAGACGCTATACATTATGCTCCCATGAGAAGATTAGAGTCATCAAATAATGAATTGAATAGAGAGAATACAGTAAGGGGAAGTTATGCAAAAGCAAAAATGACATTAGGATGGCCAGTAAATGGAGTTTTTGTAGATGGAGAAGATGAGTACGGAAGCATAAAAAGTGAAAAGTTTAATATATTTTCTGTTTTGCCGTTCTACAGATATTCAAGAATTTAAAATTAAAAAAACATGGCAGTAATAAATAATCCAACTGATATTAATAGTTTACAAAATGTTGCTGGGGGAACATATATGGGTAAGAATTTAGATATGACAACTAGAATAACTGATTCTGCTCAAGGTATGATAGATATGTATAAGGGAACAGACTTTATGACTAACCCTAATTTCATAAGAGATTTTGAAATATTTAAAAAAGCTTATCCAGGTCAAGAAGGAACTTTAATGAATTTATTACAAGGCCAAACTGCTTCTACTGCTACTGATGTAGTTTCAGGTATATTACCAGAAGTTGCTCCAACCGTAGTTCTAGAAGGGACTGGTCAAACACTTCCTAAACTTTCACCTATAGGTTTTGAAGGTATGCCAGAAGCTGGTTTAAATTTAATAGAACAAAACATATCTCCAGTTCAAAATGTAGCGGCAAGTAAACCAGGAGTTCTTGGTATAAGGAATTTATTTAGAGGAGAAAGTGGATTAGATTTAGCAATACAAAGAGGTAAAGAGTTAACATCTACAATGAGTCCTGCTCAAGTTACTGCTGCATCTTCTGCTTTAGCTTTAGTTAGACCACAAGATTGGATGTCTGATGATGACCCTACTACAGTA